ACAAGTCCCCTGGCGTGAACAAGACCGGAGGTGTTGCGCCCCCTATAGCCGGATTGACGACACTGGCCGTCTCGACAGTCGGCGTGGCACCGCCGATAGCGGTGCTGCTGTAGATGTCGGCCGTCAGGCTATAAGGAACCCCAGGCTTTTCGTAGATGTCCGCGTAGGTGTCGGCGGCCATGACACCCCCTTATGCCGGGACGGCACTGGCAGCGGTGCTGGACCCGAAGACCGACTGACCCGTCGCCAGGGCGACGCCCGAGCGGTTGGTGAAGCCCGTCTCGACTGCTGAACCGTTGGCGACCGCGCCGGTTGCCGTGACCATCTTGGTCGAGAAGCCCGTGTACGCCGGGCCGGCACCGGCGTCGCGGCTGCCCACGTTGCCGGCCATGCCGATCCCGAAGCCCGTGGTGTAGGGCACCGGGACACCGAGGGAATTCGACTTGCCCCCGCCGATGTACATGATGGTCGAGTCGCCAGCCGTGCCGTCGGGCTTGGTCACGCCTGGGATGTAGTCGTCGTTAAAGCCTGCGGCTACGATGCTGGTCGGAGCCGTCAAGCCGATGATTGGCGGCGAGCCGAAACCGATCCCGTTGGACAGCCCACCCGTCGAGGCTTCGCCGCTCGCGCTGAAGCCCGAGCCATAGGGGTTGCCGTTGTACGGCACTTGCACGTCGCGGTCGAGGGGCGAGCCCTTCGGGCCGGACAGCAGATCGAAGATGACCGCACGCCCGGCATTCGGGTTGGCGAGGTTGTTGACTGCGGTGTCGCCTGGAAGTCCTGCGGGCATGGTGTACTCCTGGTAAAAAAGCCGGGGCCGTAGCCCCGGTGTCAAGGAGGCGTTTAAGCCGAGATCAGCCGACCCTGGAACTGGGAGCCCGAACAAGTCAGGTTGCCCGCCCAGGCCAGGATGCTGACTTCAGCGTCCTGGTTGACGGCGTACCGCTTGTTGGGGTTCAGCGGCACCATGTCCCGCGCCGAGTGCGGCCGCAGGAAGATGAACTTCGTGTTCAACATGAACATGGTCTTGGCGGTGCAAAAGCCACCGATGCCGCCGTCCAGGACCACGTCGGCGTCCATGAACTTCAGCGACGGGAACCCCAGGTTGCCCACTGCAGGCGACGTGAACCGCTGCTGCGCCTGGAGCGACGCCATGTACAGGTTCCACATGACGTTGTCGCAGGCGATCAGGTCGGGACGGTCGGTGCCGCGCACGAGGCTCGCCCACAGGCCGTTCATCGCACCCTGGATCGTGGACGACGTCAGCGCGACGCCGGCAGGCACGACCTTGGACTGCCAGAACGGCCACGAGTTGCGGTCGATGCCGCCATAGGTGCCGGTCGTCGGGTCCACGGGAACTGCCGCGCCCAGGCCGGTCAGGCTCTTGCCCGCGAACGTGGTCCCCAGGCTGTAGATGCCTTCGGCCATCAGGTTCGCCATCGTTGACTCGGCCACGGTGATGCGACCCTCCAGCAGGTCGATCATCTGCTCCTTGCCGGCGTTCTGGATCTCCTCCAGGCCGGACATCGTCACCGGGCAGGCAAGCTGCTTGATGGTGAACTCGGCCGCAGACAGGACGTCAGAGGCAGCGACCGGCAGGAGGTCGTAGCCCGAGTACCACCCGCCGTTCGCGTTCTGCGCGAAGGACAGTTCCTGGTAGATCACATTGCCGCCCGAGAACGGCTTGCGATTGCCCCGCTCGTCCAGGCGCATGTACAGGGCATTGTTCTTGGTCACGTTGTCCGCGATCTTGCGGGTGCGCGACTGGATCGTCGTGGTGACGATGTCCGAGACGTTTGGGAAGGTCATCGTTTTCTCCGAATGAAGTTATGCCTGGGGCTTTAAAGCCCCGCCGTTCATCCGAAGTCGTTCGATGGCCGTCGGCCTGGGGGTGTCGGTGGCCTGACGGTCCTACTTCCCCCGGCCCGGTTCTACGGACCTCAGTATCCCGAGTGCGCTGCGATGGCCGCCTCGATACTGTCGCGTATCGACGTCGGTTCGCTCGCGACCGGGTTGCCAACAGGTGCCGCGCCCTTGACCGATACCGCTGCGGAACGTGCCCGCTGGGCGTTCTGGGTCAATTGCCGGGCGTTGCTACCCTGCTGCCTTGCGAGCATAACCTTGGACACCTCGGGGTGCAACATGGCTGCCCGCTCGTAAGCCTGGGCCAGGGACATCTGCCTGCCCTGGCGTTCTGCCACCTCGATGATGTCGGCCATCTCGCCGCGCAGATCCTGGAAGAACTCGTGCGCCGGGTCGTCGGCGAACACCTCAAGCTCCGAGCGGGCTTCGCCCTCGGCCTGATGGATCGTCTGCTGCTGCCGCGCCTGGGCGGCCTGATACAGGGGCGCAAGTGCCTGCTGCACCGCAGCATTGATGTCCGGTCCCTGCTGCTGCTGGGGCATCGGCTGGCCGACGATGGCCGCGTCCAGGGTCTGGATGTCCACCCCGTAGACCTTGATTATCGAAGCCACCGTCTGCGCTTTCTCGTAGGACGTGCCCGAGCGCAGCGTGCGGGTGACGTTCATCAGGTTGGTGACGGCCGTCAGCGGGTCCACGCCCTCCTGCTGGATGGTCGCCATGTAGGGCTGGATCGCTTGGTAGAACCGCTCTCCAAGCTGCCGGGCCGGGGCGACGTCGTTGACGAACCGGGCCATCTCCTGCTCGCGCCGGACCACCTCCTGCTGGATGGCCGGCGGGACGGTCTTCCAATGCTCCCTGGCCGTCGGCGACCAGGACTGGGGTGCCGCAACTGCCGGCTGGGCTGGCGTGGCGGGCGCAGGCGAGGCGATCGGCTGCTTGGCAAGGGTAGGGGTGCTTGGCGCACCTTCAGGGGCTCCTGGAGCCTCTGACGGCTTCTTCGCCACGAACCGGCCGAGCCCGTCGCGGCCTTCCCTGGCCTGGACGGGCTCCTTGGGCGGCTCCGCAGCCGGGGTCGAGGGCGGCTCCGCTGCGGGCGGGGTCGAGGCGGGCTCGCCGCCGTCGATGGCACTCTCGATGGTGGCGCGGAGGTCTTCGGACGGGGACAGTTCAGGCTCGTTGTTGTCGAGGGCCATTGAGGGTTCTCCTTGTAGTTAACCGTAACGAAATTGCCAAACGGGTCAGCCGTACCGACGCTGCCACTCGCGGGCAAGATCGTCCCTGGAGACGGCTCCTCCGGCCTTGCCGGTGCGGTAGGCGACCCGCTCCTGCTCGGCCTTCTTCCAGGTTTCCTTGAAGTCATCCACCGTGGTCAGCCCGTGCTGGCGCATGTACGCCCGGTGCTTGGTGCGGCTGCCGATGTCGGTGCCGTCGGTTGCGACCATGCCCTCGTACTGCCGGTCCCCCGCCAGGACGTTGTCCAGGGCGTTGCCGCCGGTCGGCGGGAAGTAGCGGTCGGCGGTCTCGCCGCAGCACACGAGCGGCCGGGGGTTGGCGACGTGTTCGCCGATGGTGCGAAAAACCTCCAGGGTCCTCGCGCACTGGCCGCAGCGAAAGGCGTAGGTGGGCATCACACCCCTCCGCGCAGGTTGCGCACGATGGCCGCCGTCTGGTGCGGGCTGCGCTTCTTCACGGGTTTGCCGGTGTCCGCCTCGTTGAACTCCTCGGCCACCTCGGTCGGCGGTGCCTTGACCTTGTCGGGCTTCCAGCCGTGAGCAACGGCCGCCATGAACCGGGCTTGCTTGGGGGTCGATGAGGGCATGTCAGGGTCCTCCTGAGTCGTCGCGAAGAGCGTTCACCAGGGCTCCGGCTCCGGCGGCCCCGGCACCTGCAAGCCCCATCGCCTCAGGGGTGGCGCGTCCCAGGTCGGCCTTGCGCATGATCACCATGTCGCGTGCCTGCTCCGGGCTCACGCCCAGCCGCTTGGCCGTGCGCATGATCAACTGCGAGATCATCTCCAGCTTGGGTGCGCCGATGGGCGAACTAACGCCTGTGGCGTGCGAACCCGCACCCCAGACCAGACCCTGGCCGCCGACGCCGCTCACGCCCATCGGCTCGGCCACCCGCTCGCGGAACATGTCGCCCACGATCTTCATCTCGGGAATGGTGGCACTGGCGCGGGGCACGTCCAGCACGCCCTTGGTGGTCTTCCAGTTGCGGGTGTCGGGCAGGCCGACGATGCGCGAGAAGTGGGCGTCGCCAATCGGGTGCGCGGTCTGGAACCCCGTCTCCGGGACGCCGCTGGCGGTGATGTAGCTTGGGACTTTCGCGCTCCCCATGTCGGGCGTCATGTTGTTCTCGATCATGGTCTGCATCGGCTTGACGTGCGCCGTCATGTGGTTCATGTGCCCGGGAATGTGCATCATGTCCTGGGGGAACTGCCCTTGAGCCAGCAGCTTCACACGCTGCGGGTAGTCCATCCCACCGTACTTGACGAAGTCGTTCCAGCGGCCCTCGCCCTCCAGCCGGTTTGCCGCAGTGCCCCGCCGAAGCTCGGTCAGGACCTCGCTGCTGGGGCTGGACATGCCGGTGAAGTTGTTGAACCGGTTGTACTCCTGGGCTGCGCGCTCCGGCCCCCACAGGCGCACGTAGTGCTGGTACATCGGGTCCATCACGTACCAGGGCAGCATCCCCTGCGCCAGATCGGGCCGCTGCAGTGCCTCGTGGGTGATGTCCTGCAGCCGCTGGATGTTGCGCGGGTTGGACACCGCCAGGGCGGCCTCGTTGGGCTTGCCGCGCTCGCTGGCGAAGTAGGGCCGCTCGGCCGTGGTGCCCTGGCGGGAGCCGCCCTCGGAGATCCCGAGCAGATCGCCCCGGTCCACGCCGAAAAGCTGCTTCATCGCCGGGTCTTCGGGCGCGACCTTGGCACGCGCCACGAGATCCCTGGGGTTGTCGTAGACGCCCGGGTAGGCCACCCGCTGCGGGTCCTGCACCGTGGCGATGCCCTTCGGCCTGCCGGCGGACGCCACGGCCGCAGCCGTCGCGTTCTCGGGGTCGAGCCCCTCGCGCAGCAGCCGCGCCCGGCCGGACGCCATCGTCGTCGCCTTGGACGCGGCGGCGGCGGCCTTGCTGGTGTCCGACGGCATCGGCATCTCGGACAGCCCGGCCGACGACACCGCGCCACGCTGCCGGCCCCAGGGGCTCATGTCGCGCGGCGAGGCGAGGTTTTCTTCGGCTTTAAAGGCTGCGGCTCCGAGCTTGGGCATCTCCGCGCCCACGAGCGGGGCCAGCACGCCGCCGGCTATCGTCTCGGCGACCGGGTTGCGGTTGCCGCTCACCATGCCGTGCTTCTGCATCAGGTCGCCGAACCACTCGCTGCCCCCGGCGGGCTTCTCGTCAAGCTGGGGCATGTCCTCGGTCTTGAGCAGCCCGAGCTTGTGCCCGGCGTAGCCGTAGCCGGCCTTGCCCAGGTTGAGCAGGGTGTTGCCCATGTCCACGGGCGCACCCAGCGTCTGGGCTACAAGGCCGCGATTCAGGGCGTCGGTCGTGCCCTGGCCCACGTCCCGCCGGAACGTGGGGTCGCGCAGCGCATCAAGCAGGGCTGACATAGCCGTGTTCCTTGATCCAGGCGTCGCGCTCCTCGGCGGTCGCGCCGCCGTTGGTGAACCGGGCTGGCATCTCGACGTCGGCGATGGGGACGCCGACGAAGGTGGACTCAGGCTTCGACTCGGCGAGGGCTTCGGCGATGTACTGCTGCTGCAGCTTCGCCTGGGCTTCCAGGTCGGCCTTGTCCTCCTCGACGTAGTCTTCCCTGGCCTGCTGCTCGACTTGCTTCTTGCTCATGACGTTCTCCTACTGGATGGGCATGCCTGGGGGCGGCCCGCCGGCCCCGGGAGGTGGACCTTGCGGCGGCGGCCCGCCTTGCGGAGGCGGCCCGCCAGCCCCAGGCGGCGGGCCACCCCCTTGCGGAGGTCCGCCTGGACCCATGATGCTGCCAGCCTGCTGGTTCATCAGGATGGAATGGTGGTGAGTCGCCGCCTTGGCGAGGTTCTCCACTGCCTGGGTCTTGTTCTTGATCGATTCCGACTTGGTCTTGTCCATCTCGACCTGCTGCGCCGGAGTCGGCGTCGGCGGCTTCGGCGGCTGGGACGCGGCCGCGACCGCCTGATCCAGCACCGTCTGGATCTCCTTGCTGATCCTGAAGCCGCCCAAGCCCCACTTCATCAACTGCATGACGACCGGGGCTGCCTCGGGGCTGGACTGGATGAGCGGCGTGACCGACTGGACGAAGGTGCCCACGGCCTGCATGAACTGGGTGCGGCTGTCGCGCTCCTGCGCCCAGTCCACCATCGCCATCGTCTCGCTCTCCACGCTGATCCGGTAGAACTTGCTGTCCCCGCCCTGCTTCAGGAACGCCACGGCCGCCTGCGCGCCGGCAGCGTCGGGGCTGTGCATGATGTTGGAGCGGTCGATGATCGTCTGCGGCTGGAAGCGGTCGCAGATGATCTGCGCCCGGATGCGCTGGCCGCCAGCGACCCAGGCTCCAATCTGCTGCTGCTTGAACTGCAGCCGGTTGCCGCCGAACTGAGCCTTCAACTGCTGCGCCCCGAGGGTCTCGTCCGGGTTGGTCATGCCGCGCATGATGTCGCCGATGCCCAGGACCTCGTACAGAGCCTGCTTGATGGTGTCGCGCTGCACGGTGAGCTTCTCGATCACCAGGGCGATGACCTCCAGCGGCACCCAGTCCATCTGACCCTTCAGCCCGCCCTTCTCGGCGAACGCCGCCCAGTTGTCCACCGGGATCATCTGGTTCTCCATCCCCTCCTGGAAGATGCGGCCGATGGCGGTGCTGTTCTTGTCGTAGGCACCGACCACCTTGCAAGCCCGGGTCAGGTACTTGATGCGGGTGGTCAGTTCATCGATCTGCTGGTACTGGTCCTGCGCCAGGAGGTAGTCGCCGCGTGGCATCACCTTGGAGGTGGTCAGGTTGGCGATCAGCGGCTGCGGGCAGGGGAAGAAGCCCTTGAGCTTGAGCGGGTCCTCCTTGTAGTCGCAGATCACGTTGTAGCCCAGGACGTGCCAGTAGGCGCATTCGGTGGTCTTGTCCCAGATCTCGAAGACTCCGGCTTTCTCCCAGGGGTCGTTGATCTGCCCCAGGGCGTCTCCCTTGCTGCGCTGCTTGCTGACCGGGATGTCCTTGCCGATGGCGTCGCCAAACCGGGCGATCAGCTCCTCGCGGTTCATGTAGACCCGCCGCGCCACCCAGCGCACGTCCTGCCAGACCCTGGCCGGGCTCCACCAGAAGTCCTCCCAGTAGATGTAGTCTGCCGGCGCGTCCTCGGACGTGATCGCCTCGTACGGCACCGCCTCGGACAGCACCTGCCCGGTCTGCGGGTCGGTGGTGGCCGGGACCTCGCTCTCCTCGGTCTCGACCTCGTACCTGTACCAGACCTGCCCCAGGCCGACGATCAGGTAGTCGCTCACCGCCTGACGTGTGATGTCCGGGTAGGTGGACTCGTCGTCGTCCTCGCAGTCGTTGTTCAGCAGCCGCTGCAGGATGTTGGCCGCCACGCGGCTGACGTCGTCCTCGCTGTCCTTGTGGGTGTTGCTCACGTCCACGTTGGGCGGCTTGGCGTACAGGCTGCTCTTCAACACCTCGATGTTGGACCAGAACAGGTTGAACTTGCTGTCCGACTGGTCGAAGGCCGCAGATTCCCGCTCATCGAGATACCGCTGCACGAGCTTGCGCCCCGTCGTGTGGAACTTCGTCAGTTCCTTCTTCGCAGCCTGAAGCTCCTTCTCCCAGCGTTGCGCCAACTCGGTCGGGCTCTTGCCACGGTACTGCTCGGGCACCAGCGACTGGTCGCCGGGCTTCCTGGGCTCCCTGGTGTCCTGGTACTGCTTGCCGTCGTCGGGCTTTGCGCTACCAGTAGGTGCCGGCTGGCCGGGCGCGCCGGGCGTTGGAGCGGGTGGATAGGTAGCCATCTTTAAAGCCTTCCCTGCTGGTGCTGCGGCCCGACGGTACTCCACAGTTGCTCCAGGTGGAACGAGTGGGTCAGCGACGGGATGATGATCTTCTTGGGCTCCGGGGCCGGCTCCAGGACGACGAGCTTGGCCGCACCCTCCATGAAAGCGTCGGCCGGGTGGCTGCTCCAGTCATGCTCGGGCTCGGCGCGGAAGGTCTTCGTCTCCTCGTCGTACTTGAAGTGGTACGCCCGCAGAGCCTGCAGCAGCGGCTTGCACGCCTCGTTGTTGCTGATCCGCACCCGGCGCAGCATCAGCCGGCCGGCGTTGATGCTGTCGGACTTCTTGCGCTGCTCGTTGACCCGGACGTCGCAGCCGGGCCACGGCCGGTCCTGCAGGAACGTCTCGACAACGGTCTTCTTGGACGCGAAGCTCTTCGCCCTGGCGTCGTGCGGCAGGACCAGGACGTCGGCGTGGGGCTGCTTGGCAAGCCTGGGTATCCATTCCTCGGCGTCCATGCCGCTGCCGTCGTCGTAGTGGAAGATCTCCACGCCGCCGCGCATCCTGCGCCAC